GGGCAAGGTAAGTAATGCCAATTTACTGCTACACGAATTCCAATGGTGATTGCGTCGAGAGAGTGTTCCGAATGGGCGAGGCTCCAGAGTCTATCGTCGATGATTCAGGTGAAACACTTACTCGCAACCTTGGAGCGGAGATTGCCTTCCAAGGAAGGCCCGCAACCGCTGGATGGCCCATTCACTGCAAGGGGTCGTCAGTGCATCCGTCCCAAGCGCAGGAGTTGAGAGACTTGCTGCGCAAGAAGGGCGTGCCTACGGAAGTTGACCGACAAGGACGTCCGATCTATCGAAACGCTAGCCACCGGAAACGCGCTCTCTCGGCGCGTGGACTAATCGACAGAGACAGTTTCAATTGACAGGAGAAACGATGTCACTACCTAAAGAATTGACCGAAGCTATGGAGGGTGCCATTGAAAACCTCACGGCTATCCCGGAAGATACGGAAGGCGATGGAGGAGAACTTGATTCCTCCGAAGGGGAAGAGGGCGCTCTGGAGAATCAAGAAGCTCTTGAGGGATCAGGAGGCGTGGACGATGAAGAGGGAGATGGAGACGGTGAAGAGGGAGATGGAGGAGCGGCAGAGGATGAAGATGAGGATGGAGAAGGCGAGGATGGAGAGGGCGAAGCAGAGGAGGGGGTAGACGACACGGAGGAAATCTCTCCGCAGGTCATCGAGGCGGCTGTCCGCGCCGGCATCTCTCTGAAGGATGCCATGAACTGGCGTGACGAGGCGTCCCTGATCGCGATCACGGAGAAGCTCGTCGCGAAGACCGCTGAGGCGCAGGACAAGGCCAAGGAGAAGCAGGATGAATCCAAGGAAGACGAAAAGGATTTCCTCGATGGCTTTCCAGAGTTGAGTCCCGATGATTACGATCCCGAAATTATCAAAGCCTTCGATGGAATGAAGGCTGCCTTGAGGCAGCAACATGAGACCATCCAGAAGTTGCAGGAAACCCAGAAGGAAAGCGCCAGCGCTGTTGAGGAAGCCAGGGCAAAGGAAGTGGAGAACTGGTTTGACGCCCAAGTTGCGGCACTTGATGACGATAGTAAGTCTCTTCTGGGGACTGGGCGATACAGCGAACTCGACAAGAAAAGCAAAGAATTCATCCGCCGAGAGGAAATTGCGAAGCACATGAGTATTTTGCTCAATGGATACCGCGCTTCCGGCGTTAGCGTTCCGCCACGCGAGGACGTATTTGATACCGCAGTGGCGATGGTCTTGGCAAAGGACTTGCAGGACGTGAACAGCACGAAGCTGAAGAAGTCTCTGAAGGACCGCTCTAAGCTGCACATTCAGCGAGCAAAGGGCGGTAAGGCAAAAGTGGAACGATCGCCGATGGAAGAAGTTGTCGAGAAAATCAAAAAGAAGTTTCCCGGCATCTAACATTGTGGCGAGTAAGTAAAGGGTGAGTGAATCATGGGATTGACTGTAAGTCAAATCAACGATCTTGTGCTTCTTACCCACGAGTCTCTTGTTCGCAAGGGCGCGTGGCTGGATGCGCAGACCGACTTGACAAAGCATGTGCTGTGTCGTGAACTGTGGAAAAAGCGACAGAAGAAATTTGCGGGTGGCCACCCCTGGGAGTGGCAGATGCAAATCGACCACAACTACAGCGCCCGCGCTGTGAAGCTGTATCAGAAGAACGTGTCGGCGATCAACGACACGATGATTACCGCTTCCGTCGAGCCGCGATTCGTGAACGCGCATTACACATACGACGTTCGCGAGAAGGCGTTCAATCGTGGTCCAGAGCAGATCGCGGACTTTCTGAAGACGAAGATCGTTGCCGCGCGTGTTTCGTTGTTCGAGTATCTTGAGACTGTCTTGCTTGGAAAGCCGGAAAGCTCGGACGACAAGGAGACTCCATACGGTATTAAGTATTGGGTTGTTCAGGATGAGGACGAGGGCTTCAACGGCGAAAATCCCGATGGATTCACCGGCGGTCGTGCCGGCGTTAGTTCTAGCACCTATTCGCGTCTCAAGAACTACACTGGAACATGGTCTGCCGTGACAGACGAGGACTTGCTTGCCAAGTTGTCGAGGATGATGCGCAAGACAGACTTTATGTCCGTTGTCGACCATTCGGAGCCTAAGCTTGGCGCTCCAGGACGTCTGATTCTTGTTGATGACTACGTCTATGGTGCATGCGAGCAGTTGTTGCGCGCCGGCAACATGAACATCGGAACCGACTTGGCGAAGTACAACGGGCGTGTCATGTACGGCACGAGTCCCCTGACGTACACTCCGAAGTTGGATGCCGAAAGCAATCATCCCGTGTACACATTGAACACGGAATTCCTCCAGATCGGTGTTCAGGAGGGTTGGGAAGAGAAGACGAGTGGTCCGAATTTGCTTTCCGGCTACACTCACGTTTACCGCGTCGACACCGACGCTACGTTGCAGATGATCTGCACTGACTGGCGGCGACAGGGCGTTCTGTACAAAGCCTAACTTGAATGTTTTTTCTGAAAGGGACCAAAGATGCTTGATAGGTCTATCAACGCTCCCTTGAGCCAAGCGAATGCGGATACCATTCAGGTTTGGTTTACTGGAGCCACTGCCGTTAAGAAGGGGCAGGGATTCTGTTACGATCACGATCGTACAGGGGACGGTGCCGATGAGCCGGACGCAACTCGCTACAACTACGTTGAGTTGCCGTCCATTACAAACGCTCGTCATTTTGCCGGTGTTGCCGTGCGAGCCTATGCGGCTTCTGCGGCAGGACAAATGATTGAGCTTGCCGTGCCTGGATCAATTTGCCAGGTTCTGCTTCTTGGACCGAGTGTGACCAACTCGTCTCAGTTGGTGACATGCCAAGCCGGTGGAACTTACGCCGGATACTTTACTCGCGCTGGCTTCTACGGCGAGGGATCGGCGTTGCCGCTCCAGACCGTTGACGCATCCAGCGATGCGGGACTGTGCCTTTGTAGGCTCGTTCCTGGCGAGCCGTCGGGTCTCGTAGAGGTCGTGACTCCAACGGCCGGTGGTGCCGCGCTGACACTCATGGTTGGTGGCGTGACCTACTTCGCGGCAGCCGCGCTGACCGTGAATAACACGGCGACGTTGGCCAACGGTGCCATTGAAGGCATCAAGAAGAAGTTTGAGATCGAAGGCGATCAGGGGGATACTGCCGACATTGTCATTACCGTGACGAGTGGTTTGCAGCGCGATGGATCAACGGCGCTGGGAACTATGACTGGCGATGACGACGGTGACGTCGCAGTGCTCCAGTGGGATGGTGGACAGTGGAACGAACTGTACACGACCGGCTGGTCTGACTCCTAACATTCTCCTGTCGGGTGGTGAGAGCCGGGGCGCTGGGTATTAAACCCAGCGCACCCGGCAATGTTTTCTGACTGAGAGATATGTTATGTCTGAAAGCGGACTGAGTATTGGCTGGACTGAATTGCAGCAGGAAGTTGCGTTCTATCTTGGATACGGACGCGATCTCGATGCGGATTCCTTCACTGCCGACAAGACGTCATTTGTCGAGTCGATCGTGCAGAGCGGTGTTCGCAGGGTATACTTCCCACCTGCTGTGTCAGTTCCAGTGTCCGATCGCAAGGCGGAAACGATCGTTGGTCATCGATGGTCTTTTCTGCGCAAGGACGCTACACTCAACTTCGCTGAAGATGACTTCGACATAACTCTTCCAGACGATTTCTCCCAGATCATCGGCAAGCTGCATTACGCAAGTGGAAGCGGATACGCAGACATTCCAATCATTGATGCTGCCGACGTCCTGTCCATGCTGGCGGATTCCGCAACCACTGGACAGCCCAAGTACGCTGCCGTCCGACCCATTGACTCTGATGGATCGAGTGGGCAGCGCTACGAGCTTATCACGTTTCCGATAGCTGACGACAGCTATACGGTTACTTACGAATATCAAGTGCTGACGTATGCTCTGAGTGATGATGCTCCATATCCGCTTGGCGGAATGGCGCTATCGGAACTGTATATCGCAAGCTGCCTTGCAGTAGCAGAGGAACGTACCAGCGATGCTAATGCGAGGCTGTCTCGATTTACAAATCTGCTTATCGATGCGATCAATCGCGATAAGCAACTGATTGCTGAACGTACTCAGCCCTATGATGCCGTTGACAGCACCTGGGGATACCAGTATCTCCGTCAGCGCGTAGGCGCGGCACTGAACTACGGCACTGTTGCGTCGAAATGGACCGACGCGCAAGACAATGAAATTGACTCTTACGTGCAGTCGGGCATTCGTCGAGTGTACTATCCAGCTTCGCCGATCGTGCAGAACGCAGGATACTCGTGGTCGTTTATGCGACCGACTGCTGAATTGGAGATTGAGGATGGTACTAGCGAGTATGACTTGCCTAGCGCTTTCGGCCGTCTTATTGGCAGGCTCTATTTCTCTGAGGATGAGCGCTATGCGCCAATCCAAATCATTGGAATTGGTGACATGCGAAACCTGTGGAGCAGAGAGGAAACAACGGGACCGCCACGATATGCGGCGATAGAGTTCAAGGATCACACGGGCACAACGCGGCAGGGGCAGCGCATTAAGTTCTGGCCAGATGTAGATTCTTCGTACACTTTGTACTATACTTACGAAGCGGATGCAAGCGCCTTAACGACTGCGAAGCCGTATCCTCTCGGAGGAAAAGAACTGAGTGAACTGTATGTGGAATCATGCCTTGCCCTGGTTGAGCAAAACAAGCAGGGGGTTGGTGTGCATACCCAGCAGTTCCAACTCATGCTTGCGGATGCCATTGCACGGGATCGTAAGAGAGGCGCGAAAGTGTTTGGCCGGATGGGTGGAACGCGAGAGATTAGCGGGGAATGGAATCGTGCTGAAGGGTATCCAGCCACCATCGAATATAACGACGTTGAGATCGACTAGGAGGCACAAATGAGTGCATCGAATTTTTCTGCTACTGCTGCGGCTGCTGACATTGTCGATGAAGACTGGAATCGAACGTCCGTCCTCATTCAGCTTTTGTCTGGCGACCCAGTGTCCATCGGAATCGGAGAGGATGCCGTGTACGGAAAGGGCGTAACGCTCTTGAACGTAGGTGACTGCGTTGTGATTCGCGGTGGAGACGCCAAGCGGACCATCAGTGCGATATGCGACACGGCCAATTCCGCTTCTGGTGGCGTGCAGGAGGGTGGAGACATTATGTTTTTCCCTGGTGCGCCAACTGCATAACGGAGAGTGAGATGGAAGTTCTCGGAAGCGGATCACACATACTTGGAGTGACATGCATCCTCATAGGAACATTTATGGTGATGCATGCAATCGCAAGATGGCTCGACAGACGATAGCCGGCATAGCTCAATTGGTAGAGCAGATGATCTGTAATCATCTTGTTCAGGGTTCAAGTCCTTGTGCTGGCTCTGGGAGATTGGCGTGGTGCCAATCCGCAATCCCTGGTTTTTGAACGTGGGTGAGGTTCTATTATGTTGCGTCGAATTAGTCATTTGCTTCGCATTCAGCAGCCCGATCCGTCGGTGCCTGGTATGCTGATTGCTCACGGAGCGACAGTTCCTACAGACGATGATGCCGGTTACGCACCCGGTTGTCTGTTCTTGGACACCACAAATGGAAATGCGTATGTGAACGAAGGCGATTACGATGATTGCGCGTTCCGTAAACTTGAAGGCGCGAGTGATGCGATTGCCGTGACTGAGGATGTCACGACTGGCGTTACAGTGTCTGGCGATACGACCACTGGAATCTTGATTTCTGGTACATCGACAACAGCGATCAATGTGACCGGAACAACGAGCAAGGCGTTCCGCGCTGGGTCGTATGGAACCCCACTTACTGCCACGGCTACCACGGAATGGGTTACGACCGGATTCCAGGGAAACAGCAGCAATTTCTACATTGGATACGGGTGCTATGGCTTTGCTGCCGCTGAAGATGCGAAGGTCATCGGCCACAGCACGACCTGCATGATTACGACGGAAGACGGAACGGATCGGTTGCAGGCTGCACAGTTTATTGCCTGCCTTGGAACACCAGGAGGCAGCGAGGCTGCCATTCTGAAGACGCTTGACGGCGATGCCACTGCTGGCATGTATGGCGTTTGGGCAAAGGTGTTTTCCCACGCAGGCTGCACATGCGCGAGTGGCTCCAGGGTTGCACCAATTTGGTGCGACAATCAAATGAGCGGAACCGTCTCTGGCGAAGAGTACGGCATCTTTGCAACCACTGGTGGAACTAAGCCTGATGCATTTATCGGTTTTGAAACCACTGGGGTTGGGTACGATCAGCTTTTGTACTTTGATGAAACATTCAACTCAGGTGCCGGAAACTGCGTCGAAACTTCTTCCGTTCCTGGTACTCAGGACGCCAGAATCAAGGTGTACTACGACGGCAAGCAGTACTACCTTCCACTATACAGGTAGTTAAGTAATTCCACCTGACAGGAGAAACGCCATGAAACTTGCGCATGTATATGCGTCAATGCAGGCATGGAAGGCTGTATGTGGACTGAAACTCAAGCCGAAAGTCGCTTATGCGATCATGAAGTACACTGGAGCATTGGCAGACGACTATAGGTTCGTTGAGTCGCAGAGGGTCGCTATCATCAGGGATGTCGCTGGAGTTGGCGCTAACGAGGATGCCAAGCTCGAATTTGGAACGCCTGAATTTACGGAATATGCAAGGCAGTTCGGCGCGGTACTCAAGCTTGACAGCGACCTACAGCCGTTCAGTCTATCCATGGATGAATTCATGGATGCTGTTGGCGAGTACGACGAAAACACGGTTACCACTCAGCAGCTTGTACTGCTTGAGCCATTTATGAAGGATAGCGGAAGTGGCAAAGAAGAAGTGGATTCAGGGTGCGATAAAGAAACCGGGTGCTCTGACTGCGACTGCAAAAAGAGCGGGCAAGAGTGTTGCGGAAATTGTTACGCACCCAACAAAGAATGCGTCTGCGAAAACAAAGCGCAGGATCAATCTAGCGAAGACGCTTCGTAAGCTTCGCAATCGCAGGGGTCAGTAGGATGCCATTCAAGTCCAAGAAGCAAGAGCGATTTATGTGGGCAAAGCACCCTGAGATCGCGCGCCGATGGGCTAACAAGTACGGAAGTGTCCTGCATCGAATTAAGGCCAATCGCAAGAAGCGAAAGCAGCAGTAGCCCTATCTGCCGAGAGTAGAAAAGGATGGGCCGACGTCGGCGCGATTCGGCGTCGGCCCATGTTCATTATGCAACAATTGAAAGTGCAATTTCCTCTGGGCGGTCTCAACAGAAGTGCCGCCTATCGTGCGCAGCCTCCCCACTCCACTCCTGATTGCCTGAATGTCCGGCCCACTGCTTCCATTGAATCAAGGAATCGCGGTGGCTCTCGGCCAGGTCTAATGCAATCCCACATAACGCAACTGGATGGCCCTGTGAGGTTGTTGGCCCAGATGACACTTCCGCTTGGAGATAACTTTACGAGCTTCATTGACGGGTTTTCAGGACTGTCGCTTGCCAGTGCATGGGGGCAGGCTGCATGGTCAGAGAACCTTCCGTCAATCTTGACAGCTTTTACTTCCGCAAGTGTAGACACGGATACTGCGGAAGGCGCTGCCGTACTCGACGAACTGACCATCGATACAGCGGAACCATATACCGTGGAAGCGCTGCTTGTTCCGTGGGATGGATCATTTTCAGGTAAGTATCGCGTCTACTGTAGGCTGGACGATACATCGCCAGACATCACGGAGGATGGCGTTGAGGTTGAGCTAGTCATGGACGACGCTGTTGGCACATACAGCGGACACATCAAGTCCTATGTAGCGGGAACTCCAACGACGTATTCCATCACAGAAGCGGAGATAGGAACGTCCGATCCTGGTTGGCTAACCGTGCATGTTGACGGCAACACCATCACTGTGTATTGGCAGGGCACGCAAATCAAGCAGCAAGCTGTGTCTGCTAACTCAGGAACCCGTGTTGGATTCGCGCTTGAGTGTACAGAGGATGGTGGTCTTTGCTTGTGCAATGTATTTCGTGTGCAGTATTACTCTACAGCATCGGAGGATGTCACGAGAACAATTCTCGTTGCGTCCGCTGACGGGAAGCTGTATCGCGAGACGTTTGATGGAATCTTCGAGCAAGTAAGCACAAACGCAACACTGCGAGACGACGTTCAGCTTACTGCTACGCAGAGTGGAACCGATCTGTATATTGCAGACTACGGAGACGTTGCGGCAGAGGATACTGACGGTAGCGTCAGCGGAACGACATTCGACGCCACTGGCGTAGATGACTGGACGGCGCTTGGTATCAGCAAATACGATCATGTCGTTGTGATTGACAACGTCGATGGGACTGCTACAGCAGGCGCGTATGCAATTTCCTCGATCGCTGCTGGAAGCATTACGCTTGCAACAGACGCCGGAACTGGCAATTGTGCGTACAGGATCGAGCGCGCACTGAAGGTGTATTCGCCAATTGACGGCACGCTCGAAATCGTTACGGCAACTGACGGACAAGTGCCAATCGGATGCCCGCTGGTATGCCGATACCTGGATCGGATCGTCCTGGCCGGCACTGAGTTAGCGCCTAATGCGTATTACATGAGCCGGGTTGCTGATCCACTTGACTGGGATTATAGCCAGACCGATTCGCAGCGTGCGTATCTTGGCGGTAGTGGTGAAGCTGGCGTCCCTGGAAGCGCAATACGTTCTACTGTGCCGCATACTGACGACTATCTAGTCATTGGATGCATGCATGAACTGTGGATGCTGCGCGGCGATCCAACATACGGAGGATCGCTCGATTCGATCAGTCGCGTGAGCGGCATCATCGATCAGGACGCATGGTGTATCGGCCCTAATGGCGAGGTCGTCTTTCTGGCACTGGACGGAGTCTACATGCTTCCTCCAGGCGGGAATGCAGTGCCTCAGTCCATGTCGCGCGAGCAAGTACCGAAGGAGTTTCGCAGAATCAATCCAAATACCATAACGGTCAGTATGGCTTATGATTCCAGTGATCGCGGAGTCAATATCTTTCTGACTCCTGAGTCATCGAACGATCGTGTACACTGGTGGATTGATTGGGAAACGAAAACATTCTGGCCAATGACACTGAATGC